CTCTTTGCCCACGCCTCTAGTACAAACTTGGTGTTCGTCTTATGGTGTGTCCCTACCACGACAATAGCTGTGCGGCAGGCAGACTTCATCGAGGCTGATATGGTAGCCGGATCAATCGTTGCAGACTTGTCTAATTCTTTCAGTTTTGCTACACGCGGCGTGTCTTCTTGGTCTATCCACACTACGACTACATCACCATCCTCATTTTTTGAAAACTGATAGAACTTTTTCCACTCGGGCTTAAAAGCGGTAAGCCCCGACTCCATGGGGTTGTTCTGCATCTGGGTGTAGAAAACTATGGCACGGTCAGGGTCGTTCTTCATCTCCTCGATGGCCTCCTTGGATAGTTTCTCGGGCCATGTAGGTTCACCGTTTTCTTCGGCGGGTACGTGCTTCCACCTATACTCATGCTTTGTCTTGCGTACACGGTCATAAATATCTTCTGGTGCATAATGTGTGCCAATGAGATAAATATACGAGGCATGTGGTTTAGTGCGGTCGGGTGTAATTGTTAATTCCTCTACATTTCCAAACCATGTCCAGGTATTTTGGGCTTCGATAGCAGAGAGCATATCTTTTTGCCCGATGATGTCATCGAGGAAGGCATGGTCAACGTGGATACCCTGTGATGCCACACCTACTCCGAGTGCCCTGATAGACGGGTCTTTGCTTACACCCGTGTTCGGGAAATCAATGGCGGCAGCACTCCACCGGTTCTCACGTTTCCACTTGTCGGTCATAACGACCTCGGGGAATATGAGTCGGAGTAGTGTATTCTTTTCTATCTGCCCACGGATAAATACAATAGAGTCCGTTGCTTTGTCTGTTGTCTCTGTTACAATGAGGCTTTTGATGTTGTTGTTTCGCAGCCACAACCACAGGGGCATGGAACATGTAATGGTGGTAGACTTGAGAAAATAGCGTGGCATTAATATACCTTTACGCTTGTGTCTTGAGTCTTGGCAGAAGTCTAGGACTTCTTCGTGGAAGGGTTTAAGGGGTAGGCGTGGGTGTTGTTCATCATCACGGATGGCGTGCATGATGATAATAGATACAAAGTGAAAAAACGAGGCAAGACAGAGTTCCCTTAAATATCTTTTTTCAACCCTGTCCATTTGTCTCCCAGTGTTTCTTTTAGTAGGGTGTCAAGTTTTTTATTATCTTCCTTGGTAAGTGGTGACTCTTCCTTATCCTTGCCCTTGCCATCGTCTTTTTCCTTTTGTAACAAGTGTTGCAATTTAGCAAGGTCGGAACACGCCTTTAAGTAGTTCCTTATTTCCTGGTGTGTTCCCGTTAAACTGCCGTCTGGTGCAGTATGGAGTTGGATTACCGCGAGGTAGTTATCACGCAACCTCTGGGCATCAGTCTCCCTGTGTTGTTTAATAGACTCGGCTTGTTGAAGTTTTTTACTCATTGTCACGTATCTAGTTTCTTACTTACAAAGGTGGCGAGAGTAGTCGCTACACCCCGCACTTCTTTCAGTTCGAGTTTCATATCGTAGATATGTTCTTTAAAGTTGCTTATATCCGTTCTTATAGAAGAGAGTTCTTCTCCGTGCTTGATACAAGATGGTGCCGTTCCAGGCACATGCGGATTATACGCATGAATCGGCTTACCCCTAGCCTTGCGATACATCGGTATCACCAACTCCTTAACAACAAGGTACAGAATTATAAGTACAATAACTATCGGTTCCATTCCACCCAACTTCTCGATCATCTTATCTCCCTCAACCAAGGTCTATCATATATAACTGTGCTTGTCGATGTGATATATATTCCAAAACTGCCACGAAACCCGTAGTTCCTCAGTTTTAACAGCGAGTTCCTGTCCGGCCACGATAACATCGGCATGTAAAAATGGTTGTGCATCATTATTGCTACATCTTTTAGGGTGTATCCCCGTTCTTCAAGGAATGTCTTGAGGAAAAAAGGAGATATGGATATTTGGTTTGCCTCTTGTGTGGATAGTGAATAATAGTGCCCATTGAAACAGATAACGTACAAGGTTTCCACGGGGTTATTGAATCGCCCATCAAATATATTCCCTTCTGTTATATAAACAGATTGTGGACAGTGTAAAATTGCGGGAAGTAAGAAAAAGGCTAGTATAATCCATACTCTTCTCACCGTACTAGGCCGTAGATAACTCCTACCGCTAAACCTATCACCAACCCGTTCTTTATAGTACTCCCAAACCTTAAACCTTTTAGTTTTTTATCTGCCAGGGTTAACCGCTGTTTACATAGGGCATGTAGCTTAACCTCGTTATTGTATAAGGTCTCCCAGTTAAAACTTATTGTTACCTGGGATTCGTATTTCTCATTGAGGTTGAATATAATCTTGTTCTTATCCGCTATGATACCCTCGGAAATTGTAAACTTTTGTTTCCATATGGTAACTTGAGTTTCCAAGTTCACAACCCGTTGATTCAAAGAGTTGACATCTTGTGCCGACTTGTCAACTTTAGCGTAGGCTTCTTCCAACTCGTCAGTTTGGGCGTGTAGAGTGGAAATCTCGCCCTCTTTCTCCACAATATGTGCAGTTATATTGCGCAATTCCTCGTCTTTTTGTGCAATAAGATTGCGCAAACGTGATATTTGCGCCTTTAAATTATCCCCTTGAGTATCATACTCTTCAGTTAAAGCATCGTACTTCCCTCGAAGGATGCTATAGTTGTCGTACAGGTTACACGATTTGTAACCTACGAGAATAAGCGCGAGTAGAACAAGGCCCGCAACTAAGATACTGAGGTTAATTTTTGTTTTTGTTTTCATATGTCAGGGTTAATCTCCGATATTATTTTCAGATACCAAGGTATGTCTTTTTTTTAGTTGCCATTTTTTAGTTTTTCTTTGTAATAACGGCGTGTAATATATGCGATAAATCCTATCGTGTACTGAGTGAAGAAGGCAATCGCCAGGGCGTTGTCCAAATGGGCAACACCGGAGAATACAAAAACCGCGAGTGTAGCTACGGTGTAGATAACGAAAGCCAACGAGGAGCGTATCATTGTGCGAATTTCCCCTTTTTCCCCTTATCCTTTCCATATGTTTGTACCCCAAGACCAAAGATAGCACCGAGGGAGAATAGCCCTGCTGGAAATAAGCCTGGGTCATCCTTGTAAATGTCATACATATCCTGGGCAACGATTGGTATCAGCTTCTCCTTGGCTTCCTTAGATAGGGAGAATTTTTCCATCCCCGTTTTTCCTGTCATCCAATCCGTTACAAACGAAGCAACTGGAGCTTCTTTATACGAAATATGTTGCCCCGCTATTTCAGCACGAGTCAGTGGCTTATATCCCCTATCTGAGATTGACCGCACCTTACCAGTTGTTGAACTTATCTTTTTACCCATGATAAATTGAGCTGCCGTTCTGATTGGAGGAACCATTCCACCGAATGTGGTAATTCTGGTGTTTCCTACCTTTATCTTTAGAAAATCTGGACTAAGTGGATTTAACCCAACATCAGCCCCAGCTAATTCGGCAGCACCCAAAACTGTTAGCTGTGCCCCAGCAAACGCAAGCCAGGTTTTAAGGGCTTCGACCCTGACTGTCTTTGGTAGCCGTGTATAATGAAGTGGATTAAGTGGGTTATATTTCCCAAAAGTAATTCCCAACCGAGCCGACCATAGACGAGGTGAAAAGAACACGGCATTAAGGGCTGAAGCAGATGACTCTAGCTTACCAAGTTTCCCTCGTCCAGTTATGACGTTAATATAACTTCCCATGGCACGTAGTAACTCGGTGTTTCCCTCAAGTTTATGACCCATTGCTTCTGCATCTTTGGCTAATCGTTTAAAAATATCCATCCTATATTTATTAGCCATTCCAGTATATGCTCTTCCGGTTGCTCTTATGCCATGTCCTACAATCGGAATTTTTTCGGCCAGTGGGGAGTGAAACCTTTCTTCTCGTTTACCCAATATCTTTCCGAGTTCCGTGAAGGCAACTCCACCTTCCCTAGCTAGTTTATAATATGGATCACTTGCAATAACCTCATTCAAGGCTTTATACACCCGTTCACTTCCGAACATTTCAAACTGCTTTGCCCATGCTTTTCCAAATTCCTTATAGTATCTGGGTGCACCAAATATTCCTTGCCTTCCACCAAAAGAAAGATCAAGGAACCCAGCCATTATTGAACGTGGAATATTTGCAATCTCTAACCCCTGTGACCACGCACGTTCAAGCAAGGGGCGTTTTTTCATAATCGCCCCTACGAAATCTCCACCAAATACTGTTTGCAGGAGTTCAAGTTCTCTTGGTTGGGGTAGCTTTCCCTTTAATAGTTTTCCGAACCCAAGTCCAGCCCCCAGCTTTTCTCCCCCCAATAACAAGGGATTATATTCGATGGTATTCATGGCAGCATGTATGAATGGTTCTGGCAACACCTCTTGTAATGCCTGAAAATCAGGGGCAACCTTTTTGTATTCTCCCTTCAACTGAGCTAACTTTGCCTTAAATCCTTCCATACCACCAACTCTCCTAGCGGCCGCTTCCCCCTTAACGATCCTTCCACCAAACTCCTGACCATAAGAAGCCTTCTGTTCCCGACTCTTTACTTTTAGGGTTTTAATAAGTTTAACGGTATTTGCTATACCCTCTGTAGTAAGGGTTGGTTGTCCCTCAATTTCCATGGCAAACGGCCCCACTGGTTCCCTGCCCAGCTTCTCTGCCATAAGCTCAACTTCTCGTCCCATTTCTTTAGTAAGTTCTTTTTTTATATATTTTGAAAATGCCTTACCTTCAGTAGCCTTACCCAAAGACCCAAACCTCTTTACTGCCCCTGGAATAATTTTCAATAGTAATAGTTCCCCTAAAAACTTGACACCCTTTTGGGTATCGGGGTCATCTGATATTAATTTCGAGGCTTCGTCTAAGCCTTCCATGGTTAATGCTATCGGAGACATAGCTACCGTTGAAATTGTTTGACCAAGTTGAGTCTTTGGCTGATAGGTTCCTAAGGCTGCTACTGTATTTTTGAGGTCTTCCCTGGAACCGAATGTTTCAGCCAATTCTTCTGGCCCTGCTATATTTTGACCACCAGATTTCCAAATATCATATAACCCAGCCCCAGCCCTGTCTC